TCTGCATCATACCATTTAACAATGTATATGATAGTGCAATCCGTTATTATACTGACCACCACCTAATTCATACTATATCCAATACATACAGCAGAGACGAAGAAAAACACGTCTGTTTCACAGCCGCTAATATTCAACAAGCAGTTGAATCTATGTTCATTAGTTTAGAAGAGTTACGTTGGGACAACAAAAGAGGACGTTTTCTAAAAATTGCCGAACTGATTGAAGACATACCATTAAAGGCTATGTATAATTTAGCATCTATGGGAAAGTGCAAGCCAGATTGTAATGCGGCAGAATGCTGTGTGTGTTACGACGAAACCCGCACGCATTTTAAGCAATGCAATCATACAGTGTGTGGACGATGCATTAGCAATATGAAAGGTAAGTTAAAGTGCCCGATGTGCCGTGTAAGTATTAACAGAAATTATGAAGATAGCGATGAAGACCAAGATGATGAGGAAGAATAAACGTAACAAAAACAAAATAAAAAAGGTGCTATGTGCACGTTTTTTATTGCAACGTAACAACTTTTGTTACGACTTAAATAAAAAATTGATTCTACCGACAGGCATATATTTATAGCATCAAAAGAAGTAACAATGAACGCTGAAAACATAATTATAGCCAACGCCCGTTTAATGATTGCTGTGCAAGCACATTTTCATCAAAACAAAATAACGGAGCAACAATTTATCAAAATTATAAAACAGAAAGACCTATGTGTCGGGTTCGTTAGTGAGTTAAAAGTGTCACCGCTGTATTTTAATAAGGAAGGTAAAATACTGTCACACATGTTTATAGATACAAAAACATTAAAGGTTAATGTTATTGCAAAGATAGATGGAAGAAAAGTGGTTGAAAATACAAAGGAAAATGAATTGAAGTGGGCGTAACAAAGACAAACCCGGACGTAACAAAATTTGTTACGAGGCCGTAAAAAATTGAACTATTTAATTGACAAAAATATATAGCATCTAACAACAAGTAACAAGCAAGTAAAATGAGCCAAGTAGAACAGGAAGAAGTGTGTGGAGAGTTCGGTTACAGATGCGGCGAATGCACACATTGTGCCCGCCACAGCTGCATTGTATGTGGCGATGCAGTGGAGGAATACCAGTATGCAGGCAGTTACATCGATAACGTCTGTTTGTGTTGCACCCAAAACAACGAAGAAGAAGTCATCGCCGATGATTTAGAAGGAATCAGCGAATTGAAAAGAAGCGGTGGTTTATGTGATTACGATGCGGCAATTGAGGTATTGACCAAGTTGATGTTGGATTACAGTCATAGAACCGAGCGTTACGGATTAATGGACATTGCACCTGACCTAATGGACGAATTGATTCAATTGCGTGACGAGTGTTTCAACGAAGGCTATATGGAATGCAGTGAATGCGGCGATACAATGGCTAACAACAAATGCGAATTCGTCGATGAAGAAATGAACGTATGCATGTGCATGCCGTGTGCCACCACATTTAGGCAGGAAAGAATGAAAGCAATTGAAGAATGGCAAACAAAAAAAATGGCCGAACTATTCGGTAAATAAAAATCTAACCATATAAAAATGAACGAAGAAAAACAAGAAAAAGAAAATAATTTAAGGTTAAGTCGTGCCTTTTTTTCACGTGGAATGCCAGATGACTTCAAGCGTGTGTTCATAAAGGTAGTAATGTGCACACCGTGTTTGCCATATGACCAGAAGTGTTTTTTATGTGACCAGATTCAAAACTATGAAAACATCGGCGATTTTGGCCGGAAGGAAATATTGGACGTAATAGATGAATTACGTCTATTTGTTACAACGCCCGAAAATAAAATATCCGCATAAGATAAAAGGAAATGGCAATCATCTACCGATTATTTAGCGAAACATGCGACTCATTCTACGTAGGTAGTACTACCAAGACAATGAAACAACGTTTGACGAAACACAAGCAGAAGTCACACGAAGCACCCAACCGCAAGGTTTATAAATGCATATTGGGTAGCGGAGGATTTAAGGAGTGGAGAATGGAAGCGTTAGAAGAGTTTGTAACTGACTCTGCTATTGAGCGGAGAATCCGCGAACAGTTTTACATTGATAAATTAAAGCCCGACCTGAATAGCGTTTTAGCAATAAATATAGGATAAAATGGCCAGCAATAATATCTTTGTGCATTATATAGATGGACAACGATAGCGAAGAACAGACACTGTTTGAAGTGACCGAGAAGGAGAGTGCAATCGAGAAGCCAAAGCGTGTAGCGACACAACGGCAGTTAGATGCATTAGCCCACGCACGAGAAGTGCGAGCTGCACAGAAGCAGCAAGAACGTGACGATGAAGCGGCCGCACAGCCCAAGCCCAAGAAAGAAATCATTGTGCCCGAAGTGCCCAAGCAAAAGAAGAAGCCCAAGCCCACAGTAATACAGTTCCAAGATGCGAGCGATAGCGATGATGATGATGCACCTGTTATCATTATTAAGAATAAGAAGTCTAAACCAAAGCCCGCACCGGAACCAGTGCGACAACCGGAACCTGTGCCAGTGCCCGAGCCCGTGCCCGTGGAAGAAAAGCCCAGACAATTTATTCGCAAAGCGTATTAATATATAACTATATGTAAATGAGCAATCCACTTACCCATAGTTCTTCCAAAATATTCCTGTCAACACAAGGACAGAATTTAGTGTTAAATTCAGCGACACTTAACACTGACATTAACTTTTACTTTTCGCCGATGTTATTAGCTAATGCAGACACGAGTCATTTTGTAATTGGATTAGAGCAGGCAAGTATTCCAATTTCTATCAATATGGTAAATTCAAAGAATAATAGCATTACAATTAATGGTAACACTTTTACTCTACCCGCAGGCAATTACGTCATTGCATCAGTGATAACATTGTTAAACGCTTTTTTCAATACATATAGTGTTTCATTCACATATAGTTCAACTACCAACCTAATAACTACCACAGCAACGGCCGGTTCTTTTACAATCAACTCTACCACGATGGGCAAGAATTTGGGATTCGTGGCAAATGGTTTAAACACGAGCCCATTCACAAATACAAAAGTAGTAAATCTCACAAGCACATTAGGTATAGTTATCCAGCTGGATAATGTCCAAACTTCTAACAAAGATAATAGTGGTAGTAACGGTGCGACATTGGCACGTATTCCAATTACATGCACGCCTACCAAGATTTTGCAATACTTCAATGCCACGCCATTTTTTAGTCAAATAGCGAACCGAGACCTATCGTATTTAAGAGTTCGTTTGTTGAATGATGATTACACGCCGTTAGAGTTGGTAGGTAATCCTGACTGGTTCATTGTAATACGCGTAGATTTTAGTGAAAAGAATATGCCAACAATGGTTGACAGTTTAATAACAACGCAACGGAAGGAAACAGAAAAAGCGTTATTAGAGTTGGCTGCTAAATAATTTATAATATAAGCATTATAATATAATGGGCATCAAAAGCTTTTTTCGCAATTTAGGTAGGAGCATCAAGAGAGGTTTTAATAATTTCGTTGCAGGAGCGGGTGATGTAGTTGGTAAGGCGGGCACATTTATACAGCAAAAAGCAGTTCCAGCAATTGCAAGCGGAGCTACCAAAGCAGCAGGACTTTTAGATAAGTTGGCACCAGCAGCTGACGCAGCGGGCGTTGGAGCAGAAGCAGCAGAGGCAAGCCAGGTTTTAGGTAAGGCAGGTAATGTGGTTGGCAAGTTCGGCGATTTTATTGGAAGCAACGCAAAACCAGGTAGAGTGGCAACGCCCGATGAGATAAATAAGTTTAGAGCATCTATACCACAAGGTAAAACGTTTTTCGGTATTAAGCCATTACCGCCACCCGCAGCGTCATCATTCGCAAAGTTATCTGCTGCAATGAAGCCAGGACTAATATCGCCCGCACCTATGATTAAGCCATTGATAGGTAGTAATCCCGCATCATACTCACCGTCATCAGGCATTGAGGCACCGCCGCCCGCAAGTCAGCCGAAAATAACGGTTGTTTCTGGTGGAACGGCAGGAGTTAAGTCAATGATTGCCTAATTTAGAATAATATATTATGTTATCATATAGTATATTAGATGAGAGAAATAAAACACTATCAGGTATCGTTCGCAGGCACAACGCCAGCCGCATCATTTTCGTTTCAGTTTCCCAGGTATTATAAGCAGAAGCCAGAGCATAAGTTCATATTGAGATGTGTCAATCTCACGGATTTTCGTGCAGCCAGTTTATTAGTCAATCCGCATTCATATTACGCTGTGGGCTTTTTAGGTGACGGCGTGTGCACATATTCAGGCGTTGTTGGTGAAGGTATTATAAGCAATGACTACTTTTTAGGAACTACCAGTACAAACGGAGCAGAGGCTACTACGCCAACAAATGTAGGCACAGCAACCGCATTGTTGCCGTGTGACCTAATGTTGAATGACATACCGCCGAATCCATTTACTATTTCGTATAGGCATACCGCAAGTTCTACTTTTGCAACAGGAACCGTGGAACTTTTAGTGGTATTTGAGATTATTGAATACGACCCATCAAAGAAAGATTAAGCCAAAAAAAGTCTATAACTATTTTATAATAGTTATGGAACCGGCCGCCGAAGAACGTTTAGCAATTTTAGAAAAGCGTGTAGCTGATTTAGAAGAACTTTTAAACCTAATACTGAATTTGAAACAACGTAAGGTAGATTTTAGCAATTTCACATGTGAACCGATTAAATTAGGCACAACACGCTAAACATTCTTTTCTTTTAGTAATGTATAATGTCAATTATTCCCGTGTTGTCAAGAGAGTTAGATTTAAGTGAATACAAAGGTATTCAGCCCGCCAAGTCCCGCCGTATCAGCATTTTTCCCGATAATGCTACTTCCTACACTTCTTCTTCGTCCAACGCCGATATCTTCTTTTCGATACCTGGGGTGCAGCGAGGTATGGTTATTACTTCTGCAACCCAGTTGGTTTTTGAGGTTACTGCCAACGCCACATTCACTACTGACCCGGTTATGTCGCTATCCAATGGTTCTGGTAGCAGTTTAATTCAGGCGTTGGAGACCGTTGTGCAAAATCAGTCCGTTGAGAATATTTTGAACTACAACGTGTATGCGGCAGTTTTAGGCGATTTGCAGCCTTTGGGTCGGTCTCTCACTATGGGTTCCATTCTCAATGGTGCTACTACCACGCTTAAAGCGGGTATTAAGTTGAACGGTATCACTACCGTGGACGGTCCCGTTGTCCGTTGTGCATTGCCGTTGCACTCTGCCGTGTTGGGCACAGGTGCCCAGCAGTTCTGCCCACTGGTTGATGGTATCAGGCTACGTATGACAATGGCTACCACTGCCGTTGGTATGTTGTTTGGTAACAGCACTGCTTATACTGCTGGTTCCACTGTGTATAAGCTATCCAATATCGCACTACAATTGGAGGTAATGGATTTAGATATGGGCACCTATTCCGCACTGCTTAACCAGGCAGGTGGAGTATTGAAACAGCATTGCGTTGGAGTCAACAATTTTCAGGCCACTATCGCAGCCTCTACCTCTGCCAACTCTATTCTCATTCCTGCGCGTTATTCGTCTGTCAAGGCACTAATCAATACCTTCCGTTTGTCCGCGAATTTGGCAACACCCGATGTTGAGAACGTTCCTGGCGACCGTGTGTTCCCACAAATTTCCAGCTACTTCTACACGGTAGATGGTATGAACGTGCCATCGGTGCCTATCCGTGTAGCCACTTCCGCTTCTTTTATCTACCCTGGCGAAGTGATGAGCGAGGTTTTAAAGGTATTCTCTGCGTCCAATATGAATGCTTTTGATGTTGTGTTCAACGCTACCCAATTCGTGGAGGCGACTGGAACTGCCGGAACTGGTTCGTTCTTTTTGGCTACCAACTTCGAGGCTGATGCCGCTGCTGGTCAGGCACTCATTAGTGGTAAAGACTTAAATAGTTCTAACGTGTATCTAAACCTTACCCAGTACGCTGCTTCCGTAGCGTGCGTGGTTGACACATTCGCTTTGTATGATATAGTGATGTCCTATAATATGGCGGACGGTAGCGTTTCTATGTCCAAGTAAGAAACCATTAAGGTAAAACAATAAAAATATGTGTATAGTATAAATGATGCAAGACATTGATACGATACTGGAAAGGATTCGTTTGAATTCTGCTGCACATTCAAACAACCATAAGAAGCGGTATATTACATTGAAGACCCGTTTAAAGTGGTATCGGTTACCCGTCATCATTTTATCCGCACTAAATAGTATATTCAGCATTGGGTTGCAGCCGTTTATGAAACAGGAAATCATTAGCGTGTTAAACTCATTGATTGCACTGATATGTGGCATCATAGGTAGCATCGAGTTGTATTTGCAACTGAACCGACAGATGGAACAGACGTTATCATCGTCCAAGGACTTTTACGAATTAGCCACGGATATATTCAAATGGTTAGCATTAAAACCCGAACACCGGCCGATTGATGCAAAGACATTCATAGATGATTCATACAATCGGTATATTAAACTCACGCAGTCAAGTATATTACTGAAAAAGAAAATGGACGACCAACTCACGAGCTACAAGTTAATAGAGTTGGAACCATTAGAGTTAGCACCGTTGGGCGAAACAACACCATCATCATCGTCACTAACAAGTGATGAAAGCGTATAATATTTTCTGTTACTAATATAACAAGAGATGAAAATAGAAGAGATAGAACAGAGTGATTTAGTAATCAAACCATCAAAACAATCCATAGACAACGTATTAGACGTGCCGCCACCATTTCCAAACAAGTGTAGTGTAATATTCGTATCGGGCGGTATGGGCACAGGCAAGTCCACGTTTATTGCAAACCTATTCAAAGCAACCGGCAAGAACCGTATATACCGTAAAGTGTTTGACACAGTGATGTATAGCACGCCCAAAGAGGTATTTGATAGTGAAGAAGACCACGCATTCAAGAACCATTCAAAGGTTTATCACGATTTATCGCAGGATACATTTAACACTATAATAGAGCAGGCCATAAAGACGAAGGACGACGAAGGTAACAGTTGTTTAGTAATCGACGATTTTAGTGAGCAATTAAAGAACAAGCAAACGGAGTATAATCTACGCAAGTTAATCAATAAGCATCGTCACATGAAACTGAACATTATTATATCGGCGTTGAATCAAAAGGCATTGGCAAAGTCGTTACGTTCACTAATAGATGTAGTAATACTGTTTAAACCAAAAAGCATGGTAGAGACAGAGAATTTTAGCCAAGAGGTATTTGGTTTAACAAAAGAAGAAACGAAGGCATTGTTTAAATTCGTATTTGATGCACCGTACAGCTTTTTAATGTATAATTCCCGAACTCACACGTTCTACAAGAATTTTAACCAATTATTATTCACAGATGAATAAATTAATTTCCCGGTATATATTATAATGGTATTGAAAGATAAAAAGAAGAAGAAGAAGCCGAGACCGAGAAGACTGGGCACAAGACCGTTCGTTCCTGTATTTAAGACCGGTATGAACCGTGACATTCCATTGGGTGGTGCAGGTGGAAGCCAAAACCTAATCGCAAATTTACTGGCATCACGTCAAGCCCAACCATCAGCACAGGTTATTCAAACGCCCGACCAATTCAAATTGGCACAGGACATTAGAGATATCAAGAATGAACAGGTAGGTATTGCAGAAGAGGCCGCGATAATAAAAAAGGCACGCAGCGACAAAGGCACAACAGGACAGCGGAAAGTGTATAATACGGCAGCGAGGCGTAACGGACTCACGAAAGAACAGGCAGAGGCAGCAGCAACAGAAATGCTAAAAACTACAAGCAATTTAAATAGACAGCACGGTGCAGAAAAAATGCCCGAAGAAGTGGCAGCCGCAGCAGCAGCAGCAGGTGAAATGGCACACACAGATGCAGGAAACGTCGTGCCGCCCGAGATGAAAAAATCAAAGTTGAGAATAGTGCCCGATTCATTCGGTGGAGAGAAAAGAGGTGCTACTGGAACACGTGCAGAATAAATAAGATAATCATTTAGAGATAAAACGGCTATATAATTATCTAATACAAGTATATAGAATGGATACGAAGTTTATGGACGGATTGAAGCAAACGCTAACTACCGAGAAGCTATCGCAGAAAACGATAGAGATGTATTTGATTAAGTTACGTATACTTAATGACAACCGGCCGTTCGATAGTTTAGCATTTCTCAAACAAAAGGCAACCATCAAAACAAAGCTGGAAGGAATCGCAAACGACAATACCCGCAAGAGTTATGTAGCGAGTATCGTGGCAATTCTTAACAGACAGAAAGGCAAGGTGTATGAGGCACTCAACAATCATTACCGTGTTCTCTTTGCCAAGGAACGTAGCATATTTGCAGAGAAGCCTACCAATGAAAAGAGCGAAACACAGAAGGAGAACTGGTTATCGTGGGACGAAGTCAAAGCGGTGTTTGATAAACTCAAAGTCAAAGCCGAAGATGCAGCCAAGAAGCCGCGATTGTCAAATGCCGACCGTAAGGTTATCGAGAATTATATGATACTGGCACTGTATGTGTTGCAGCCACCACGCCGTAACGACTGGTATTACACAGTCATCGGTAAAGGTGATGACGATAAAAAGAACTACGTAGATATCAGCGAAGGTAAGTATTATTTCAACAACTTCAAGACAGCGAAGTCTGCTGGTAAAGAGGTGATTGATGTGCCCGATGAAATGATGCCGGTGCTTAAATGGTATATCAAGAACATGAACCTGAACGAAGGTGACTACCTATTGTTTCCTGACGATGATGTGAGAACAAACAGTAACCGTATGACCAAGTCTTTGAACAGCATACTGGGTAAGAAGGTAGGCGCATCAATGTTACGTCACATATATTTATCTAACAAGTATGGTAAGGTATTGAACGAACAAGAAGAAGATGCAAACTTCATGGCACATTCGGTGGGAACCGCGAAGACATACATAAAAGATGATTAGGATAATATGAATTCATAGGATAATATGAATTGATAACTGGAAAAAGCATTTGAAAAACTACAATTATCATTATATATTATGATATAGACCTCAAAATTTAAATTTTGTCGTGAAATGGAGCATATTTGATTGAAATAAGTCATTTTATGTATCGTTTTTCTATATTTCAAATGCTTTTATCCTGTGTATGTGGGACATTCTGTGTGTGGGATACCGTTGTTCTCTACCTTCATCAACCATATCTGCCATTCCAAGTCTGTTATCTCACGTTGCCGCTGCTTAATACGTGCCATTATTTTCAGGCAGCCACGGTGTGCAGTTGTGAATATAACTTCGTTCAACCCATTAACCATAATGTATCTACGTGTGTGGTTGAATAGACCACCGCATATTGTGCAGCGAGTTTCATCGCTGTTGTTGAATATTGTTATCTTATCTTCGTCTGGTTTAGGTAAGCACATTTATCCTATACATTATACTACGATAATAATATTACCATAATAAATAATACGATAGGTAGGCCGGCGTATATGCGGCCGCATCAGCCCACTTTGCGTTACGTTGCCTAAACCTCTTACGACGGTCTTCGTCTTTTGTTTTGGTAAAGTCTGCCATACCGGCCGCACCGAAATGAATCATCTTACCGTCAGGACGTTCAACCATATATTTACTGGCTTTGCGGGTAGATGGTAATACCTTACCCACTTTGTATTTATCTGCCATACGCTGCACTACCTTAATGTTCGAATAATCTGCTAAACTCATATACAATACATACACATTATTTCATCAAGTGTTCAGCATCTACAACCGATGCTTTTGAGCCAGGTGTGACAGCGGAGTAGATACGTGCCATTGCCCACTGCTCTTTTGATTTAACATTAGGACGCACCGCTGCAAAATTGGTTTTGTAGGCACCGATGCCCAAATTGTAAATCATCTGCAAATGCTTCTTCTGGTAACCCGTTATTTTCGCTACCTCTGCCAACGAATGTGATGCATCTTTTTCAAAGCCATACTTTTTGTTAAACTTCTGTTTATATGTGAGAACCATTATATACAATACATACACATTATTTCCGTGTAAAGTTACTGATAGAATGTGCACGTAATGTATCAAGCACCTTCTTCACGCCATAACCCACAGCCCGGCCGACAAATGTCTTCTTCAATAAAGGTGTAGCTAACTTCAACACGTGGTCAGCTATACTGGGCTTCTTCTTACTCTCATACATCTTCTGCTTACCTATCAGGTTCTTCTCAACATGTTCGCTAATCGCATCACCTTTTACACGATGGTGCGTGCTTTTCTGCATGAGTTCGTCCTTCACTTCTGCCGAAACACTGGGTGCCTTTTGTAGTGCACTACTACCCGAATTAAATGTGTGGTGTTCTTTGACATTCTCACGCACATACTTATTGGTAGCCATAGCGTGACTACTGGTACTACCTCCAAGTGAATGACCCACAAGGTAAATATCGTGGGCTGGTTCTTCTTTCTTCAACTTCTTCATTATTTGTTCTGTCTGCTTCGAACGGCGGTTGTGCATTCTATCGGCCTCTTTGTTGCCTAATGCAATATTCAAATCAGCACGCACGTCCTTCCGTGCAGTATTTGGGTTAGCCAAGTCAGTGCCTTTGTGGGCTATAATGTAGTGAGGCTTTTCTTTGTGCTTAAATGTAGAAATCTCTGGGTTACTGTATGCATCTAATTTAGTATAAGACATCGGTGGGAAATCGCCGTATGATGCTTCGGCGGCCGTGGCTAAATCGCTGGTGCTGGGTGGCGTATTGTTGGTATCGTCCATATTAATATCTACATATATAATAAATGGATTACACTCAAACAAATGTATTATCGATGACCGGAGGTAGTGACTTCGCCACTATTGCAGACCTGGCGAACTATGTGGATTTAACGACAGCACAGACCATAACAAGCGGTATTAAAACGTTTACTGCATTACCACAATCGTCTGCTGTTCCATCAACTGGTAGCGAATTGGTTAATAAGACGTACGTAGATGGTGCATTCGTAACATTGGGAACTACTCAAACCATAACTGGTGCAAAAACATTTAATGCCGATGTTCGGCTACCCACTGGTGTCAGTTTGATTTTGGGTGCCACGGCAACTGGTGGGAAAATTTTACATACCGCACCACACAACTACTACGATAATCAAGCTGGAAACCACTACTTTTTTATTGCTGGATTACCGAATATGTATATCGATACAGATGGCGTGAATATTGAAAACGGCAAGTTTTTATATTTTAATGGTAAGCGTTGTTCTTTGATAGACAATGGAACGCAACTGGTTTATGATGTGCCGACGGGTAATTCACATTCTTTTAGAACAGCGAATACGCAACGAATGACGATAAGTGCTGACGCAAATGGGACGCTTTTAACTTTTCCCGCTGGAACGATTATGCGAGAATACACAAGTTTTAACTGGTTTCTATATCAATTACCCGCAGGACACACATTGAAATATCAAGTGGGTGGAACAGATATATTGGAGGTAAGCAGTGCTGGTGCGATTGTATATGAAGCGTTAAGTATGCGTAATGGTAAGACATTAACATGGAACGAAGGTTTTACCAACATAGCATATTTAAGAAAAGACACAACTACATCAACTTTTGATTATGAGGTCGCAACTGGTTATACGCATAAGTTCATGGTTAATGGTGTATCAAAATTACTTTTAGATGCGACTGATGCGACATTTAGCGGAAACATAAGTATGCCTACGAATAATTGTGCCGTAGCAATGGGAACAACAAATCAATTTATACTACAACACGACAACACTGGTTTAGCGGGACAATACAGAATACCGAGTGGGTGGGTTCATAATTTTCAAGTAGGCGGTGTAGGCATAGCACAGATTAGAAGCGAAGGATTTTACTCATTTCAAAATAACACAGCATTAGCACTGGGAGCATCAAGCCAAATAGAAATTAAACACGACACGGCAACATCTCAAATTCAATATAAATCTGTTGGAACATACTCACATAATTTCTTAATAAATAGTGTATCAGCAGTAATTATAGATGCATCAGGTGTAATTATACAATCCACAGCGGTAGGTGCAGGTGTTCCTGATAAAATTCTGTATTTGAGCCAAAACAAAGCGAACTACATTGGTTCATCAACTACGGATATGAGATATAATTGTGCTACGGGTGGCTCACACAATTTCTATCAAAATACATCTACTTATTTGGGATTTTGGAACTCAACATCTTTGACCTTATCGCCGAATAACATATCGCTACAATTAGGAACAACCGCAGTCGCACAAATTAAACACGACACGGCTACATCTCAATTGCAATATAGAACATTGAGTTCTTATTTCCACGATTTCTATATTAATGGGACGCAACATTTTGAAATGAATACATCTGGCGTGATTACAAATATAGGCGGATACAGAGCGAAAAACGGCGTATCGGGAGCATTAGACCCAGTATATATTGTAATCAGTTGGGACGGCTCACGCTCTCACATCTGGATTAACAATACCGATTTAGGAGGCACAGCGATTGCGAGTGATTACCGACTAAAAGAAAATATAAAACCAGCCCGTCCAGTATTAGATAAGCTATGTTCTATTCCTATGAGAGAGTTTGAATATAAAAATATTGGAATTTGGAAAAAAGGTAAAGGAATAAACTATGGTATAATAGCACACGAATTACAGGACGCATTTCCCGAATATGAAAATTTAGTATCGTGTGACAAAGATAAATTAACGTGTGATGGCGATATTCAACCGCAGTCCTTAACATCAGCGATGAACCTACTTTTTATGGGAAGCATACAAGAACTTAACGCCAAGTGCATTGCACAACAGACGCAGATGGAAGCGATGCAGAAACAAATAGATGGGTTGGTTCTGGCACTATCAAAGATTGTGTCAGCATAGTATATATGCCACCAAAAAAGAAGCCTAACCTACAACAACAAAAAACAAAGAAGCGAGAACAAGATTTAATCAAACTTAACGAGAAAGCTGAAATATTTAGACAAAGTTTGCAGGCCAAAAAACCGATTATTGATTTAGCCGGAAACATACTTCAAGATACTGATATAAATAAATGTGTGTATAGTATATAAGAATGCCATCACCAACATACCAACAGAACAAAGCACACATCTATAAGTGGCGTGCCAAGAATGCAGAGCGTAACAGAGAGATTGTTAGAACATCGAAACAGAGATACGACGCGTGGAAAAAGATATCCAAGGTATTCCTTTTCATTCTCATTTAGGCAGATTTAATGATTCCATTTAGGAGAATAGAATCATTTAGTTAAAAAATTGATATCGTAAAGAACTTAAAATAATAATCTATATATACTCTATACGAATGGCATTTATGAACTTCTTAAACAAGCACTATGTGGAGGCGGGCAGCACGGCGGCAAAAACTCACACCCGAATTGGTGACAAAAAACTTAACATACCCGGTGGTGCGTATAACATTCCGGCCGAACATCAAGACGAGTTTTACAATTTAGCGTATGATTATATTATACAAGGTAATCGTTTAGAATACGTTACCGAAAAGCAACATGAAACCGGTGCCATTTATGTGGATTTAGATTTTCATTACAATTACGATGTAACTACACGCCAACATACTGATGATACAATTGACGAATTAATTGATATCTATTTAACCAATTTAAAAAAACTCATGAGGATTACTGATAAATCATTTAAGATATTTGTTATGCAAAAAGACAACGTTAATCGTGTCGCCGATAAAAACATTACCAAGGACGGCATACATATTCTCATCGGTATTAACTGTCCACATAAAGTTCAGGCCAAACTACGTGAGATGGTTATGGCCGATGCTACAACACTATTGAAAGACCTACCATTGATTAATACGCCCGACAAGGTGTTTGATAGTGGATTAAGCACAGGTGCGACAAATGTGCAATTGTTCGGGTGTAGAAAGCCCGCACACGATGCATATAAACTCACTGATGCGTATAATGTAACAATCGACGAACGTGATGGCATGTTTATGTATAAGCCATTCTCAACCTATGTGACCAAAGAAACATTCATGCAACTATGCGTTAGAAACACACACCTACATACCGATTTTGAATTGAGCCGATTGGCGAATAGCGTGTTAAATCCGGAAGTCATTGAGTATGCTACGGACGTTAATTTAACTGACTGCACTACCGAGATACAAAAGTTATTAGCTATTATTGGTTCATCACGCTGTGGTGACCAGCAATATGACGACTGGTTCAAGGTTGCACAGATAATCAAAAACGAAACAAAAGATGCTGGACTGGCTGACTTTGTCGGGTGGACAATGGCTTTTGGAACAGACAATAAAAAGAAGGAAGCAATTACCAAATATCAACAACTAAAATATACACCCAAAAGCGATAAAAAACGGTTGAGCATTGCAACGTTGCACTTTTGGGCGAAGAATGAGAACCCGGCCGCATATCGTCTGGCATTTCAACCCACAATGACACAACCCACAATCACAGAAGATGTCGCTGTTGAGCCCGAGATGGAAGAGAAACTTAAAATCATTGCAGCCGCAGTTGTATCAGGTACCGAATATGACATAGCAATTGCATATAATGAACTATATAAAGGTTTAAATGTTTGCGTGGATAAGCAGCGTAGAGAATACTATTGTTTCAATGACAAAATCAAGCTGTGGGAATTTGATGCCGGTGGGACACCAATACGTAACCTAATATCGACCGAGTTTTATCTGTTGTTTGAAAAATATATGCAAGTAACAATTAGCAAACGCGACACGTTTGAGCCGAACAGTGATGAATTCACTTTTTATGACAAAGAGTGTCATCGTATCAAAGATACGGTGGTAAAATTAAAAAGGACAAATGATAAGAATAACATCTTAACTGAATATGGCGATATGTGTAAAGACGTGAACTTCCCATCTACATTAAACAAAAGCGAATATCTCATTCCTACCAATGATGGTAAAGTGATAGATATGCAAACGCTTAAACCAATAGACCGCACAATTGCACACAACTTTTCATATCAGTGCAATGCGAAACTAATCCCGTATGACGCAACCCATGAGCATTTTATCAAAGCGAAAGAATATTTTGATGAGTTGTTTCGTGATAACAAGGATACAATTACATGCGTTATTAATATTCTTAAAAGCGTGTTCATTGGCAGGCCGCTACGTTATATTTACTTTTGTGTTGGTTCTGGTTCCAACGGTAAATCATTGTTGTTCAAAATTCTCAATAAGATATTCGGCAACTTCATGGACGTAATCAATGAAAGCGTGATAATCGAACAAAAAGGAACCAAATCCGCATTGAATACCGAGGTAGAAAAGTTGGATAAATGTCGGGTAGGTTACATAACCGAGCTGAAAGAAACTGACAAACTCAATGAGAAAGTCATTAAACAAATATCCGGTGGCGATGCGATTAACCTACGAACATTGCACACAAAAGACCATACTATTAACCCAACGTGTAACCTATTTGTGTTAACCAATGAATTTCCCACATTTAATGGTGAAGCTACACCAATGTTGAATCGCATGATTACAATCCCATTTAAAAACACATTCGCTGTAAAGGACGAGTTCGAGCGTGAGATGTTAGCAATAAGCGACTACATATTTAGTTATATTATGCACATTGGTAAGGTATGCGATAAATTTCAGTTATCGGCCGAGATGATTGAGGAGAAGGAGAAACACGCGCGAAACAACACTGAAACTACATTGGCTGATTATTTAAAGATTAGATTGACTGATTGCGAGAATAATAATAAGACTAACAAACTCATAACAGTTAACGCGGTTCGTATTGATTTTGAACGTTACTGTGAAAACAACAAACTCAAAAATACATTAACTGCCCGAAAATTCCCAGGAAAGCTACGAGAATTGGGTTGTATCTTAAAAGAAAGCAATGGCCAAAATATGTTATACGGTAAGAAATTCATTGATATTGTTGTGCCCGAGGTAGCCGAGGTGCCCGATAATGATGAAACAGATATTGATGATAGTGAGTAAGTATAGTCCGGCCGACTGTGAGAAACAGAGGTGTGGCAGACCTCTTATAGAGGTGTAGGAAAAAGCTACACCTCTGTTTCTTTTTCACTCATATTATTCTCTTTTGATTATTTTGTTACCTATTATGCTGTTAAACAATACAATATATAATATGTTATTGTTTATAAATAGAGAAACAGAGGTGAAGAGGTGAGTTTTTGTGTTTTTCAATCTACCATAGAAAAATATTTTTTTCAAAAAAAAATAAATCTTTTAAAACAAAAGAAAATAAAAAGCTACACCTCTGTTTCTCACCTCTGTTTCTCAATGTTCCCACAATGCATCAAAACCCCACATTGTAGTAATATTACTAATATATTGTTTTTATTGATAGAAGAATGCAGGAGAAAATGCGAAAAATTGATTATATGAATATGTATATTTAGCATTTTATCCATGCGAAGTATACACCGACCATATTTAACGGTAGTACGTTGGAACATTGGAATACGAATGATTTAGTAGGAAATAAATATTCCATTGTGTATTATTACATTCCAAACGACAAAGTTTAAAAAAAATATATAGTGTAATGTATATAATGCCGAACCGTTGGGTAGAACACGTTCGGGCTTTTGCCGCCAAGAATAAGATGTCGTATATGTGTGCAATGAGTGACCCAGATATAAAGAAAGGATACCTAAAAACGGACAGAAAGAAGTATAAGACGGAGAAGTTGGAACAAGCAATGCCATCTACGGAACCCAAGCCGAAGAGTTTAGTAATTAAGCCAATACCTTTTCGCCCAAGACCAAAGTATGTAGAAAGCGACGACGATAAAAAAAGAAAAGCAGACCTGAAAAGGTGGCGTGAGTTAGAAGTAGACCCGAAAATAAATGCGAATTTAAAGAAGACGATTGAGCAGTTAAAAAAAGCCGAAACGTTAGATGAAGCAAAGAAAATACACAAATCATATACAAGACAGATAAATACCATTGTAAATAAATACAACAGAGACCACGAGGTTTATAATCAAGTGACCAAGTATCATTTCGTGATTATGACGTTTTAGCGAGACCGTTTTTGGACGACAAGACAACGTGGTTAAGAAGGAATACTAAATCAACTGACCCGTATATGGGAAATTAAACGACAAAGTGTAAAAAATTGATTCATTTAGAAGAAATGTAATTATAGATAAAACAACATAGAAGATTATCTCTATACATACTATACAATGGCCACCATTAACAACATCGCAGTCCAAGACCTAACAAAATACATTACTGAAAAATATATTGCATACGTTAATGATGAAAAAAGAAATAGCATTGTCTATATACCAGTTGGCAGCATTGATGGTGTCAAAATAGGCGAAGCAAGCATACTCATTTACAAGCACAACATTGAACTCTGCATCATACCATTTAACAATGTATATGATAGTGCAATCCGTTATTATACTGACCACCACCTAATTCATACTATATCCAATACATACAGCAGAGACGAAGAAAAACACGTCTGTTTCAC